CTGGACGGGCTCAGCATTAGCGGCTCAGCGGACTCGTTGCCGAAGTACACGGTCAACTGGTTCGGCAACGCCGCTATCGTCCCGACTCCTCCGACGCCATCGTTCTCGGCGGCTCAGGCTCCTCCGGGCTGGTCTGTGGTCGTCGCCATCGGCGGCGCGCAGGTCGCCTACGTGGTCAACTGGAACGTCGACCTGAAGCGGCAGGTGAAGCCCATCGCGGCCATCACCGGTACGCAGGCCTACTACCAGTACTTCGCCAGCGCGCTGCTCGCCACCGCGAAGATCACGGTGCTGGAGGATCCGAGCGCTACGTGGCTCGCGGCCTACGAGGCTGGTACCACGGAGACGCTGGACATCACGCTGAACGACGTGCAGAACGGGTGGGCGTTCAACATCCACTCGTCCAAGGCGAGGTTCACGAGCGGTGAGGTCGACCGCTCCAAGGAGTGGGTCGAGGTTCCGCTGGAGCTCCAGCTACTCCCGAACTCGACTGACGCGCTGGCAGGCGGGGTATCCCCCGTCGCCTTGACGGCTGCGAACGCCGTCACGACGGTCTACTAGCAGTAAACTACAGGAGGTGTAGTAGATGCGCAATGTAGAGATCCCTGGTGGGTCGGCCACTATCCGTGACCGCGAGGACATCCTCACCAGGCATAGGACGCTGCTGCGAGCCACCGCGTTCGTGGCAGCGTCCGCCATCGCGAAGATCCCACGCAAGCCTGGTGAGAAGCCCGGCGACCCAGATGAAGTCGATTGGGACAACGCTGACAAAGTCGGTCTGACATACACCGACACTGCAGCGATCATGGCGCTCGAGGACGCTGCCATCGTGGCGCTCCTGGAGAGCTGGACGCTACCTGCGCCGCTGCCGACTCTGGATACTGTCCAGGATCTAGCGCCGAAGCTCTACGACGCTCTCAGCGAGGCGGTCCGGAGGGACGCGGTCACAGCGGTAGCCGAAGTGGACTTCGGTCCGACCGATCCCAAGGCGGAGGGCTTCTCTGAAACCCCTACTCAGCCCTCGGGAGACTGAAGCAATTTCTCGAGGGACGTACGGCGGTCAGTGTCGATCCTGACGTATACCACCGCTGGCGCGAGTACTCGTACCGTAGGAAGTTCCCAGGCATGACGCACGAGCAGTACCTGGACGAACCTGCCGACCTAGTGGACTGGATGATCGCCATATCAGACACGGAGCGCCAGGTCATCGAAGACAAACAGAGACGGGAGCAAAATGCCCGTCGATGATGTGGCCGCTCAGGCCGCGCTAGACGCCATACTCCTACGCGTACAGGCAGCTGCCGCCAAGATCACGGTGGCAGCTGCCAGCGCTATCCAAAGAGGGGCCATGAGTAGGCTCCACTCAGGGTACGGCGTAGTCTCGGGAACCATGCGCCGCAGCACGCATACGAGCGGTCCGGACGTGATCTCCCCTGACGTCTACTCCAGTCACGTAGGTCCCGGAGTGATATACGCACGCCGCTTCGAGCTCGGGTTCGTTGGGTCGGATAGCCTCGGCCGCGTGTACGACCAGAAGCCCCGGCCGTATTTCAAGCCCGCCTGGGAAGACGAGATACCACTTATTCCACCGCTGGCCGCTAGGTACTGGGCCGCTGCGATACGAGGCTGAGCCATGGCCGACTCCATCTTCATCCCACCTATAGTCGCGGAGATCATTGCCCAGACTACAGGATTCTCTGAGGGAGTAGCTAAGACCAAGCTCGAGATGGCCGGTCTGGCTGACGGCGTAGGCGTGAGCGGAGCCGCCGCAGGTACTGCCGCTAAGGACGCCGAGTCGGATATCGAGAGCACCGCGAGCAAGTCTAGTTCGGTGTGGAAGGACACGATACGAGGCTTTGAAGGCCTGCTGGGCACTATGGGCGTTCCAATCGGCGCACTCCGGTCCTCCACGCGTGATGCTACGCATGCCGTCGACGGATTAGGTACCTCCATCGGAGGCGCGAGTGCTGAAGGCGAGGCCGCAGGCGGCGTAGGCGGAGGCTTCCTCATCGCCGGTGTGGCGGTCGCTGCGTTGGCGGGCATCGCTACCAAGCTGGGTATCAACATGCAGGATGCGGAAGTCGCCATTTCCAAGGCGGGCGACGTCAGTACCGCTACCGCTGGGAAGATAGGCGACGCATTCCTGAGTACCGGCGGCAGCGTAGAGTTCTCCGGCACGACCATCGCGAACGCCTTCGCAGGTGTGGCTGGCCAGTTGAAGGCCGCTGGCATCGACATCTCGAATACCGGCCAGGACCTGCTTATCATGAAGGCGTCCTCCGACCTGGCGTCAGCCAGCGGACTCGACCTGAACGACACCACCACAGCGCTGGCGGGAGTCATGCAGGCCTACCATCTGAACGCTAACCAGGCCGCGAGCGCGACGGATACGCTCTACAACGTAAGCCGTATTACCAACATCCCCATAACGACGTTGGCTACCACCATGGACAAGCTGAAGAGCCGACTCGGCGACTTGGCTCCATCCCTGCAAGATGTGGGCACGCTGATGAGCTTCCCGGCTGTGGCTTCCCAGGGATCACGTGGCGCGCTGCTCGTCAATACCGCACTCACCACCCTACTAGGCGGTAGCAAGGCTACGTCTGCCGAGCTCGACTCGCTCCACGTGAAGCTGTTCAACGCTAGCGGTCAGTTCATTGGCATGAAGAATGCTATCGGCCTGCTCGAGCCGAAGCTCGCGAGTATGACCGAGCAGCAACGGATGGCTGCCGAGAAGACCTTGTTCGGGTCCTCTGCCGCTCAGATCATGAACTCCGTCCTAAGCGGCGGCGTGTCCGCTTACGAGAAGACTTCCGAAGAGGCCAACAAGGTAGGGTCGGCGCACGCTGCTGCTGCCAAGCAGGCTGCGACCCTGGGCGGCCAGTGGCACATATTCACTGCCGAGCTCGTCGACGAAGGCACCAAGATCGGGACAGCGCTCATTCCGATCCTTACCGAGTTCGCCAAGGTAGCACTGCCGGGCGTGACGTGGGCCATAGAAGCCATCATCGACGTCTTCAAGGTAGTCGGTACCGCCCTAGGACAGATGGCCTACTCCTTCTACCAGATGTACGAAAGCGTGTCTGGTGCAGTAGGCTCCGTAAAGGACTTCGTAATAGGCGCCTTCCAGGATATCGTCAACTTCTTCGAGACGGTATGGAAGAAGGTGGTCGGTGTCATAGAGGCTCCGTTCATCGCGGTAGTCAACGCCTTCACCGACTTCAAGTCCAATATGCTCAGCATCGCCAACTCGATCGTGCAGGGTATATCGCAGGCGTTCCTCGCGGTAGGTACGGCCATAACCAACGTGTTCAACGGCATCATCACGACGATTGGAGCGGTGGGTACCGACGTAGTCAACGCGATCGGGGCCATCCCTGGCGAGATCGAAGGTATCATGGGTACCTTCGTGACAGCGGGCGAGAATATCGTCATCAGCATAGTATCAGGCCTGGGGGATGTGGGCACGACCATCTGGAACGGCATATCCGGCGGCCTCACGACCGTAACCGACGATCTCATCGGGTGGGTCAACAACCTGCCAGGAGCCGTAACCAACGCCGTCAGCGACGCCTTGTCCAGTATCGGCGGTATGTTCGGCGGGCTGTGGGGGCAGATCAAGTCCGCCATTGGGAACATCACTAGTGGCATAAGCAACTTCTTCGATAGCCTGTGGAGCGGGATAAGCTCAGCAGTCAGCACACCCATAAACGATATCGTCGGTGCGTTCGGGAGTATTGGGTCGTTCATCACCAAAGCTTGGTCCGGCCTAGGTAGCGTCCTCGGCACCGCACTGAAGGCCGTGATAAACGCTCTGATCTCCGTGATAAACGACGCCATCAAGGGGATCAACATAGCTATCGGAGCGTACGACGACACCATCGGCGCGGTCGGCCACCTCCTAGGTATTGGCGGGAAGATCGGCAAGATAGGCGAGATCCCTCACCTCGCCGAAGGCGGCGTAGCTACTAGCCCCACTCTCGCAGTGGTAGGCGACGCCGGTCCCGAAGCCATCGTCCCGCTATCCCAGTACCAGCAGGGAGGCAAGGGCGGCCTTAGCGTCGAAAATATCAACGTGTACGGGAATAACATCGACGCGAATCAGATGGTGACCCAGCTCTACCAGAAGCTTCGGCCCATGCTGGGGCAGAGTAACTGATGGCGTTCCCTCTACCCTCCGTCACTCCGCCGACGCTGTCGAACTGGGAGTTCCAGTACAACGGTTTGACTTTCGGCGCTGGGACGGCGTACGGCCTGATCAGCGTCAAGGGATTAGGCGACCTCGCCACGGTGCGAGCTCAGGACACTCCTTTCCCTCGTGACGACGGTGAATTCACCGGCCTGGATGTACTGGGCGGTCGCGACATAGAGCTGGACATGTGGGTCAACTCCAGTACCTTGTCGCCGTTCGCGGCGAGCACGGCACTAGGGGCCGCCTTCTATCGTCAGGCCAACACTAACTTGCCGTTGTGGTTCCAAGTACCTGGTGCACCGGTCCTGTGCTCGATGTGCAGGCCTAGGTTGAAGCCGGAGGTGTGGGACGCGGACTACGCGGCCGGAGCGCGGCTAGCCACCAACATGACGCTGCACGCGAACGATCCGCGTATCTACGGCGCTGGCGTGCAATCTTCGGTGACAGTAGGCCCACCAGCAGGCGGCCTGTCCTTCCCTGTAGGTCCGTTCCCGGTAGGACCATTCTCGAGTACTACGCCGGAACAAGTCACTATCAACCAGACCGGCAACATCGAGATGCGGCCGATCGTAGTGATCAACGGACCGATCACCAACCCGATCATCTCCAATACGTCGCTAACGGGGTCGCCTTATCTGCAGTTCACTAACCCGTACCAGACGACGTATACGGTACTGGCAGGCGATCAGCTCCTAATCGACCTGGGTACTCCACACCGGATGTTGTACTACTCCGGCGGCATAGCGAGCGGCAGCGCGCCGTCGAACGTGGCTTTCTGGCTCGAACTCGGGTCTACTTGGTGGGACTTGATACCAGGCAACAACGTGATTTCCCTAGGGTCAGCGGACTCTGGGACTACAGGAGGCGGAGCCTACATCTGGTGGGCACCCGCGTACGCACTCTAGATGCCATACCCCGAGCCTCCAGACAGCGACCACGAGATCACCTATAAATTCACGGACCTAGTCACCTACGCTCTCATAGCGGAGCTTCCGGTAAACAACTGCCAATTCTCGCTGGTAGTAGACGGATCCGGACCCTTCCAGTGCACGCTAGACGTAGAAGACCCCAACGTTAATTCCGCTAACTGGATCGCCGCCACAGCGGTCAACAAGTCAGCCATGTGGGTAGATATCGACGGCACACTCTACTACGGCGGACTGGTCACCGGCCGTACCTACACGATGAGCAAGCAACAAGTGGAGCTTACAGGCTCAGACTTCTACGGGTACATGAGCCGCCGTCTACAAGCAGCGGACTACGCCAACTACACCGATCCGATGGGGTATCAGTGGGCAACTGCGGGGTACGGCGCTCCAGCTGCTGTAATCGCCTATTACGTAATGATCCAGGCGCTAGCGGAACAATACTCCATACCTATTGACGTGGCGGCTGTGCCAACGAGTCAGCTACCAGGATCCGCAGACTGGATCACCTTCACCGCGCCACTTACGCAACAGCAGACCGTAGACGCCATCGTAACCCAACTCCAGGGGTTGGGATTCGGAGTGGGCATAGACTTCGCTCAGGACGTGTCCTACATCGGCGGGAACCCGGTGCCCACTCTCACACTGTCTTACCCTCGTCGCGGACTGGCCGCAGGACTCACGGGTATGGTGCTAGATGTGGGCCAAGCGATCGACTTCGTGTACGAGCAGGATGGCACGCAGCAGTCCGATGGCGTGGTGGAGCAGACGGGAGCCTCCGGGGCAGTGGCTACGGAGAGCCAGTGGGGACCAGCCATGAGCCAGCAGGGATACCCGCTGTTCGAGTCGGCGATATCGCACGCGTCCATGTCACCGACCTCGACGCCGCAGTCGGTGCTCAACGCATTCATCGCGGGCGACCTGGCTATGCTGGCCTATCCGTTCACCACGCCTGTAGTAACGGTGCCCGCGTTCGACGGACCGATCGCCCTGACCGACTCGAACTTCAGTATGGGCAACGATGTGCTGTTGTACGTGCCTGCTGCTTCGGGTCAGGGGATCACTAACGTACCGTTGTTCCCCAGCGGGTTGGCGTACTACTACCGCATGATGCGCGCCGACATCACCATCGCCGACGAGGGAGTGTCCACTATGGACATAACTATGAACATCCCGCCTAACACGATCCCTCAAGTCCCACCGGTCTTCTGATGCCCCCCAGCATCCCTCGCGCCGCGCTCCGAGCACTAGCTGCCTTGGCAGGCCCGCAAGATACAGTGAGCGCCTTAACTTCGCAGCAGAACAGCGGCATAAGCGGCTACCCCGACTGGGACATCCAGGCGATACGCGAGGGTTCGTTGCCCTACATACAGGGTGACAATGGCTCCTGGTCGGGCTATGGTGCAGGCTTCGACGCGCTGCTGGGCGGGTTCCAAGTGTCCCTGCGTATAGGTAGCTTACCTATCGGCGGTGTCACCGGCTGGCCCTCGTTTCCCAGTGGCGGCGAGATGTGCTTCGTGCTGCTGGACCAGCACCAGAACGTACGCATGGCGATAGATTCTGGTGGACAATCCGCTCCGGTCTTCTTCAGTTCATTGGGTGCCTGGTTGGGTTACCCCGCTTACACGACTAGCTCCTGGTGGTGACATGAGTATTACTGCAGTAGTCTCCGGTCCTCTAGCAGGGCAGGCTCCGCTCCTCAAGCAGTTCGAACGTGCTGGCTTCAACGTCGACGAGCAACCCTCGAGCGACCCTAGTCACGGCATCCCCTCCAAGCCTACCGAGGGCTGGATAACGGTCATCGTCGACGGAGTGGACGACCTAGCTCCCATCCTCGATACAAATGGGAAGTGGACACTGCGCCAACACTGGAACACGCCGGATTGCCGTGCGTGTCTCGGCCAGGGTACACGCAACGGAGAAGACTGCTCGCATTGCGGAGGCGCTGGCGCCACCAACACCTTCTTCCACCCACCGGATCCCAAGGCGGAAGCTATCGCCGAACTACTTAAGCGCGTAGAAGCGCTCGAGGCACGCTAATGGCATTAGAATCACCAGCATATGTAATCAGTGCCGACCAGCATTCAGCGTCACTGTTCCGGCAGACCCTCCAGGCTCTTATCGAGGGCACTGGCGTAGTAGGCCCCGGCGATCTGGCCACTACACAGAACGGCACGCCGAATATGAGCGTCAACGTCGCCGCAGGCGTGCTTATACTGCCGGGATCGCAGGGCGGCACCACCGGGATGCCAGTCAACCAGGGCAGCCAGAACGCTACCTACAGCTCGTTGCTCGCCAGCCTCACCAATCAGGGCGTGTACGCCGCCTACAACGACGCGGTGGCTAACCAGTCGATCGCGGCGTCGAACCCGACTAACCCGCGTATCGATCTGATCACTGCTTGCGTGCAGGACGCGCAGTACAGCGGCTCCTTCAACCAGGTCATCTTCTCAGTCGTAACGGGCACGGCTGCAGTCTCACCAGTGGCGCCCACGCCGCCACTCAACTCGGTCGTCATCTCTCAGATCGCGGTGGCCGCGAACGCGACAACTATCGTCAATGCGAACATCACAGACGAGCGGCCGCTTCTTACGCTCGGCAGGCTCGGCTACCAGCAGGCAGCCATCACGACGACTACCAACAGCGTGAACGGCTGGGTCAACCTCGCGCAGCTAACTCTGCCAGCAGGGACCTGGTACTTGGTAGGCAAAGCTGACTGGGTTACGGTATCAGGCAGCTCTAGCTCCGGCGAGTTGGGTATCGGACCTACTAGCGCATCCGCTACAGGCATGTACTGCTCCGGATCGGCTACGGTCGGTGCGAGCGGTACCGGCGGCGCGCGCACCAGAATGGAATGCGCTGGCGTAGTGACGCTAGCAGCTGCCACTACGGTGTACCTACAGCAGGGCGCCACCGCCGCAAACCAGTTCGCCACCCAACCGACTGGTGTTGTCAGTAGTGCAAACATCGGTAGCGGTATTACAGCGATCCGACTGGCCTGATCGGTTCCCGCTGGTAGAATCCTGCGGATGAACAATCGAGAGTATCGCGAGAAGTACCCAGGCGTAGTGGTAGTCCCGGTGCGCACGATCTTCTTCGATCCGAAAGACGTGAGCATCCTGAAGCGTAGGAGCATGCTGAAAGACTGGCACAAGCGGATGAAGGAGATCGGGCTGGAGGACTTCCAGCTGCACGACAGCGAAGGGCGAGCGTTGGACGTCTATCGACTGCCGACTCGGACCGAGCGTCGTGCGGGTATGCACGCGCGCAAGGAGCGGTCAGACGGCACGCGGTTCACCAAGCGGCCATCCAAGAGACTGCGGGTCAAGCCCACTCGCCGGATCAGCCGTGGTCGGTTGAAGGCAGCAACCTGATGCCCTATATCGCAGAAGCGCGCAAGCAGAAGCTCGACGTAGGGCGTACTACGCACTGGATCCCGCCGAACGTCCCGATAGACGCAGGCGAGCTCACCTACTGCCTCCAGCAGGAGCTCAAGCGTTTCCTAGGAAACCGCCCAGGCGGTTACCACTACGCGGACCTGGCGGTGGCTCTAGGCGCTCTCGAGGGGACAAAGGCAGACTTCATCGATCGAGTCCTGCTGCCGTATGAGCACGACAAGAGAGAACAAAACGGCGACGTATGGGAGGGATTGTGAAAAGCACCAAGTACTACACCATCGACGCGGCTGGCGTCGAGCTCATAGCAGGGTTCGAGGGTTACGTGGACGGCGTCTACGACGACTCCGATGGCTACGCAACGGTCGGCTTCGGACACCTGCTGCACGAGTCAGCCGCGACCCCGGCCGACCACCGCGAGTACGACGGTCGCGGCAAGGAGTTCTTCACCGGCCTGTTGCACGAGGACATCCATAAGATCGCGATCCTGCCGATGCGCTTCTACATCCACGTCGCGATGGACCAGAACCGCGTGAACGCTCTGGCATCACTCGGCTACAACGCCGGTGGCGGTGTGTTCGCTGGCTCGATGGGCCGATTCTGCAACGCTAAGGATTGGGCGGCTGCCGCCGACGAGTTCATCGCCTGGGCGCATCCCTCGGTCCTGCTCGGTCGTCGCGAGACCGAACGCACTCTGTTCTTGAAGCAGTAGCGTCATGGAGGACGACTTCGAGCTCGACGACGAAGACGTCCCCATCATCTACGCCGAGGACATCTACGCTACAGCGCTCGCCACCATCGCCCGTGGCGAGCTCTGTACGTTTCTTGTCGTCGACGGCAAGCTCTACGGAGCGAGTGCGGAAGTCATAAGCACCGACACCGCCGAACAGCTACTCAGTGACGACGACCGCGAGCGCGTAGGCGCTTTAATCGCGGTGGCCGACATACACCTCACCATGATTCGCGAGGCCCAGGGATGAACTTCGACCGAGGCTCCTTCATCTGCTACAGCTGCGCCATACGCTTCCCGCGTACGGAGGACTACACGCGCTGCCCTCTGTGCGGCCTACACGCTACACCTGACTCTCATGAGCCTGAAGTCACCGAGGAGGAGGTCAACGAAGTGTTGCGTGCGAAAGAGCTGCGCGACAAGAGACGAGCGTTCGACGACTACTACCGCGAACACGTACGAGCCGATCTGGAACAAGCCATCGAAGAGCTCACCAAACCGGACTGCGACCCCTACGAGCTACTAGGTCTCACCGCATGAGCCTGCTGGATATCGTCACACTGATAGCTGGTGGTGTCACTATCTCCGGCTTCGTCTACTTTGTGCTTGACAAGGCGGAGCGGCGTGGAGCAGTAGCGGAGAAGCTCGAGAACCGTTTCGACGACGTCGAGAAGAGCCAGAGAAGCTTGGCTACTACGATCGAGGAGATCAAGTCGGCGGTACATTCCAACGGGGGAAACAGCAACTCGAGTGGCGACATAGCTCTCCGTGTAGAGAGAGCCGTGCAGTTAGCTCGCGACGACATGCGCACGTACGCGGGCGCAAACGAGGAAGCGCACCGGGAGTTCCGCCGGAAGTTCGGCGATACTAACCGCAGAGTTTCCAAACTAGAGAGGGTATCATGAGCCCTTGGCACAGGATACGCGCCGTACTCGGTAGCTTGCTCGTAGGCGCGATCGTCGTAACGCTCATCTACGTCCTCGTGAGTCTGAAAGAGTACGAGGACAGTCAGCTCGACAACCGCGTCAAGAATGTGGGTACGTGGTGCGGTTACGACGTCAGCGTAAAGGCAGCGCTCGAACAGTACGTCGGCGCTATCCCGCACGCGCCAGCGCTGAAGCTGCCGCCACTCAACTGCAAAACACTCGAGCACAAGACGGAGGCGTCAGCCAAATGAGTCAGCTGTTCGGTCGCAACCAAGTAGCGGAAGCGCCTAGCGCGTTGCTCCGTCTCCACTTCCACAGCCCGCCCGTCAAGCTGAAGGAAGTGGACTGGGAACCGAAGGCTGGTGTCATCGACCAGCAGGACCTACTCAAGCAGGGAATTCGGACTTCGCAGTTCATCCCCGGTTGTTCGACCGATGTCAACGAGCTCGGCTCCTGCACTGCCAACGCAACGCTCGTGTACCTGTCGAACATTCTGACGCAGGACGAGTACGGCAAGCTCGTAGCGCTACTGGGCAAGCTCGCGGATTACGCAGGCGGGTCCATATACACCGCCGTAGTCGCGATCGAACGTGCAGCCATCGGCTTCTATCACGGCTGTACTGATCAAACGGCTTCTCCGTCGCAAGAGTGGCCGCCGACGGACTGCGGATCGAGCGGTCCGTACATCTACGCGTACCTGCAGCACCTCGGCGTCGTCGCTGACGAGAAGATCGCACACGGCGCGCAAAACCTGGTGTCGCTGCTCCAGGGCGGAGCGGTACTTCAAGGGACGCCGTTCCTGAATGCGTGGATGCAGCCCGACTCAGGCGGGTTCGTCGACGGCAGCGGTTCCGTCGCATTCGTGCAGACGCAGATACAGCAAGGCGTCGCCGGTGGACACCAGACGGTGATCACTGCGATCGAGAAGCTAGCGATGTATATGACTGGCCAGGTGAACCCCTGGCGGACAGTCGTACGGGTGCGCAATAGTTGGTCCGAATCGTGGGGCGATAATGGCTCCTTCCGGATCCACCTGTCGACACTGACGAACATCCTCGGCCAGTACTGCGACTTCCGTCAGCCGCTCGCTATCGTTCCCACAGCGTAAACTACCGCCCAGGGAAACGACCTCGCGCGGGGTTGCCGGAGCCTAGCCGGGCCGAGTGCCGAACGCGCGAGGGTTCGTCCCTCTCTAGTTAGCTAACAGGAGGTCGCAGTGTCAGGTCTCAAGGTCGCACTTGCCTCACCGTCGACGGTGGTCAACCCGATCGTCGCAGCGCTCAGCGCGCTGACGGTCAACATCGGCAACGTCGCCGTGGTGTTCAGCCTGATCAGCAACAAGGAAGTCGGCGTCGTCGAGGCAGCCGTCGTCGGGGTCATCTCGACGGCCGCAGTCATCGCGAACTCGATTCACAAGTCGTAGCGGTATCGGATCGCAGTAGTTAAGTGGGGGGAGTGCCTTCGGGCGCTTCCCCCACACGCGACTTTGGAGGCCACATGCCGGAAGAGGTAGACCTGTCCGAGTTCCTAGCGCTCTCCCGTAAGAGTACGTGCAAGATCAGTTCGGTGCTGGGCTTGCTACCACCGTCGAAGCGCACGAAGCTCGTAGCCGCCCTCGCCGAAGACGCCGGGCGCATACCGAACGCCGTCATTCTACGTTGGATCAAAGACAACGCTCCGGATCCAGGCGGTCTGATGCCCACTACCGAGGGAATATCCAAACACCGGAAGGGAAACTGCTCCTGTGCCTGACCACGATCTATCCGAGTTCGACGAGCTCACGGAAGCGGAGGAGCTGAAGCTGGCGCTCCGCAACGCCACCGAAGCGCTGTCCAAGGCCAAGCGGCGCAACGAAGCGCTCGTCGCTGCGACGATCCAGGGTAGCCGCGACGCTATGGCGGCGCTCGGTCCGATTCCGGCTGTACCGAAGCCGAAGCTCGACATCCGAGGCGTCCCCTCCACGAAGGAGGAGGTAGCGTTCTGGCATCTCACTGACTGGCAGGGGTCGAAGGTCACGACCTCCTACAACACGGAGGTCATGAAGGAGCGGATCCGGAAGTACTGCACCAAGGCGCAGAACCTCACCGGCATCCAGCGGTCGCACCACCCAGTGCGGAAGTGTCTGATCTACTTCGGCGGCGATATGGGCGAAGGACTGTTTCAATTCCCGCAGCAGCCGTTCGAGATCGACCTGACGCTCTTCCAACAGTACGCGCAGATCGCGCGGCTCGAGGTCGAGGTCGTCAGGTACGCCCTCGCTACGTACGAGGAAGTCGAGGTCGTATCCGAGTGGGGCAACCACGGCCGCATCGGGTCCAAGCGAGCGACGGTGCCGCTGGCCGACAACTTCGACCGTATGACGTACGAGCTCGCACGAGCGCTCATCCAGGACTCGCCGAACGCCGACCGTGTAAAGTGGGTGGACTCCGAGGAGGATATCCAGCATATCGAGATCGGCAACTACCGAGCGCTCGGGATCCACGGCGACGAAGTCGGTCGCAACGGGTTCGCTTCTAGATCGACTGTAGTACGCCGCTGCAACGACTGGATGGCCGGTGCGCACGACTGGACGTTCAAGGACGTCTACGTAGGCCACTACCACTTCCACGGCGAGGACCCTCTCTCCAACGGCTGGGGCAGCGTCTACTGGACCGGCAGTCCTGAGAGCGATTCGAGGTACGCCTCCGACAAGATCGGAGCGGGCAGCCGACCGAGCCAACGCCTGCATTTCATCGACCCTGAGAAGGGCCGCGTGACAGTACCGTATCGGGTCTGGCTCGACTAGGAGTATAATTCGCGGCGTGACAGGGACGCCGCTCATGAAGCACCAGCTCGCGGGTGTGGACTTTCTCAAGTCCCACTCGCGAGCAGCTCTTTTCTCGTGACCTATTCTAGTCAGACACCCGAGTACCGTCGTGCGTGGCGCAAGACCCGCGCGAACGATCTGCGCGCGAAGAAGCGCGCCTACTACCTGATGCGCATGCACGGGATTACGGTGGAAGAATTCGAGCGGATGAGTGAATCACAGAGCGGGTTATGCCTGATCTGCGGCAAGCCACCGAAGGGCGGAACTCCGCACTCGCTCCCCTTGCAAGTCGATCACGACCATACGACCGGGCGCATCCGTGGATTACTATGTGCGCACTGCAACACGATGCTTGGTTGGTTCGAGACCAACCAGGAAGCGATCGAGGCGCTCCTGGGTGCCTGATCTCATGCAACACCAGGAAGAGGGGATCAGGTGGTTGAAAGCTCATCCTAGGGCAGCGCTCTTGGATGAGCCGTAAGGCGGGTCTCGGTAAAAGCGCGCAGGCCTTGCTCGCGGCTGTAGAACCCGTATTAGTGGTCGCACCGGCGATGGCTCTGGATGGCGGCGTGTGGGACGACGAGGTGGCGAAGTGGACGCCGGGTATGGATGTGACTCAGGTGGCCTATTCCGCGCTGTCCGAGCGAGTATCCACCAGTCGGTTCGGATCCAAACCTACGGGGAAGCTCAAACCCGAGTACGACCGCAAGTGGGGCACCGTCGTGCTCGACGAAGCCCACTACGTAAAGGGTCGCAAGACTAGCTGGACCAAAGCCGTACAAAAGCTGCGCACCGACCGCATGGACTTGATGACGGGCACGCCGTTGCCAAACTGGGCATATGAGGCCTTCACTCTGCTGCAGCTGATCTACCCCGAGGAAGCGAAAGCCGGTCGTCGACTAGGATCTTACTGGAGGTGGGTGGCGGAGTGGTTCGAGTTGGGCGAGCTCCGTGGCAGGGGCGGGCAGGTCATCTCGCAGTACAACATCGGGGACCTGCTGCCGACGCGCGATTGGGACGAGTTCCGCGAGGCCAATTGGGGTGACCGGATGCTCCGACGGCTACGCGAAGACTGCCTCGATCTGCCGCCGCTCGTGCAGCAACCTATACGCGTGCGTATGAAACCGAAGCAGGCCAAAGCGTACGCTCAGCTCGAGCGCGACTTCGTCACCTGGCTCGATAATGGAACCGAGATCGCGGCCTGGAGCCAAGCCTCGCAGTTGATGAAGCTCGCGAAGTGCGCCACGGGACTCGAATTGCTGGATCCAGAGGAGCGATGCAGCGCTAAACTCGACGCACTCCAGGACTTACTAACCGATAGACCCCGCCCGACCCTCGTCGTGGGTTTTTTTCGGGATACAGTAGACCAGGCCCGCCTACGGGCGGTCGAAATAGGAAAAACGGCGCTCATGGTCCGGGGGGGCGACTCCAAGAAGGAGCGCGCCACTGCGGTGAGAGCGTTCCAGTCGGGCCACCTGGACGTACTGTGCGCAACGATCGACACGATCAGCGAGGCACTGACCTTCAATATCGCCGACCAGATAATCTTCGTGGAGCGTTCGTGGCGCCCGACTCGTAACGAGCAAGCGATGCGGCGCATCCACCGTATAGGGCAAGACAAGCCTGTGCTGTCTATAGACCTGATTACTCGAGACTCCGCCGACGAACGCGTACTCGACCTGCTGGCCAACAAGACAGACCAGCAGATGAAAGCGCTGGGAGACAAGGAACTACGCCAACTGATAGGAGACAAACGATGAGCACAGCGACCGCAGGACCCTCCGACATTACAGTACCCGCGCAACCGTTCCGGGAGTGGCTGCAGAAACAGAAGCGTACAGGCTGGGCGAATTGTCTCACCGCCAACCAAGTGCGTTACATCGAACGCGTACTCGATCCCGGCAGAGCGCTCAAGCGGCTCAGCCCGTACTACATCGATGAGATCCTATTCGCGTTGGACCAGACGTCGGTACTGCACGAGCTCTACCCCGATTGAATGCACGCGCGATTGCAAGCCATAATCGGGTATTCCCACCGAAGCCGCGCGGTGGTTTACTTCCAGGGGTAGCGTTTAAGGGACCAACCAAGAAGGAGACCTAGCATGGAGACTGAGATCGTATACGGCAGCAGCAACTTCGGCGTAGTCGAAGTGTGCCTCGGTTGCGGCGCGGAGTGCCCCGTCGAGGTGGACTGCCCGGACTGCATCGAGAAGGATCGCGTACTGAGCCCGATCAAGGTAGGCCAGACCTACCGCGACAACTACTATCCTCGCCTCGAGATCACGATCGCGTCCGTCGAGCAGGACGGACGCTTCACGTGCTGGTACGGTGGCAGTGCCCTGCAGCAGAAGCTCAGCGAGGGCACGATCCGCGAGTTCTACACGCTGGTGCAGTCATGACCGCATGCAACTGCGAGTCTAGCTTCTGCACGCACGGGCGCTGCGACCACGGGGGCTGCGACCGCATCCCGATCGGCGACCACATGATGTACATCGGCGACGTGTGCCGTGCCTGCGCGGAGGTAGCGCTCCGTAACAACGGCGCGCAGTACGTCACCCTAGCCGATAACGACTTCTGTACCTGGCGTCCCGAGTTCGACGCACGCGACGAGCGAGCCGACGTGATGAGGCACTCGACCCTCGCGGAGGCCAGCGCACGCGGATCCGAGTTCGCTATAGGCTGGGTATCGCGGTCGAACCCGAGGGGGGTCGACTGATGTCGCGCTACACGTACTTGATCGTCGCCGAATTCGACGACCACGAACGGTGGGAATACGAAGTCGAAGCCATCGATCGCGTAGACGCACTCGCTAAGTTCATGCGACGCCGCGAGATCGCGGAGCTCCTGCTGGGTAAAAGCTATAACGGCGTAGGCGGTCTATTCTCCGTAGTGGGCGACTGATGAGCTCGCCCGACCAAGACTACGATCCGGCCGAGGCGCACCTGGTCATCGTGAGGAGCGGCGAGGGTCACTGGTCTTGCAGGTGCGGGTGCGGCGCGCACACCAACGCAAACAGTCGCTTCCGTATGGGCCACGACCAACGCCTGCGGGGCATACTCATACGAGCCCACCTCGCAGGCGTGTCTATCGAGTATTCCGATGCCGTTGGCGACCTCGTACGCGACTACGAGGCGATCGAGCTGGCGCGCGAGATGGGTTGGACCCAGTCGCTGCTCGACGCGCAGAAGCGGAAAATACGCGCGGTAGAGGACCTTATTACTAGAGCTACTCGAGCTGGTGTGCAGGTGCAGAAGAGCGGCACGGCAACCATAGCCGTATACAACAACCGTGTGGAGATGGTGACCACGCTAGGTAGGCCCAGGAGACTGAAGACCAAGCCGAAGGAGACCGCATGAGTGGGAAGACCCGCACGTACGATACACCCGTGAGGGACAAGACTGCGAGCATCATCCTGGCCATGCTGGCCGAGGGAGTCAAGCCGTCCAGAAGCGCTGTCGCCGCCGCGCTGGGGGAGCGCAAGGGCCAGAGCATGCCCTACTACCGGCAGGCTATGCTGGACCTAGGTTTTGAGCAGGTGATAGCCGAAGGCGGACGAGTGGCCGGGTACGCGGGGGGCCCCGTGGTGCCCGTCACGCGGCTAGGCAGACTCAGTGCCCGCGACGACCTACGAGAGGCAGGACTGGCATGACCACTGCCATCGCAGCTCCGCTCGAGACGCACGTCTTCGTCGACGCGGATCCCAAGAAGACCGTACCCTGCGCCGTCTGCGGCCGACCGTGCGTAGTGCACGCGTACGCCGCCACGAAGTGGGTGAAATGCCTAGCCTGTAAGCCGCGCACGCGAGAGAAGATCGCTACCGGCAAGCGGTCGACGCTGATGCCCGACATCGACCTACCGCTTGGCGAGCTCCGCGACCGGCTGCAAGGTAAGACCATCGCGCAAGCGGTGGAGATGAACGGGATCCGCTTCGAGCAGGAGCTCATCTGCGGTTACATCAAGGACAAACGCGGCAACGAGGCGATCGGACTCCGCGACGTATACACCGGAGCGGACGGCGGCAAGGTCCTGCGGATCATGGCCCGCGACGGTGGTTGTCGACACGTACGGTGGGCCGACATCGTGTCAGTGCGGTAAACTTACGGACTTAAGGTGGGGATGCTGCCGTTCGCTAACGCGGGGCAGCACCCCACCCACCAACTTCTCCCTGGCGAGAAGCACCCTGGTCCCCTCCAGAGCGCGCGAACCCCCCGACCACGGTCTCCGGTCTGGGGGTTCGCCTCTTTTTGCACGGCCGATTGCAAGTCGTAATCGAGTATTCACACGCGCGCCCGCGAGGAGTATACTTCCGGGGGAAGTTGGGGACCACAAAACGAAGGAGACCAAAATGACCGCCGCTATCCTCAAGGCTCTGCTAGTAGGAGCCCGTGTCTGCAGAACGGCCAGATCTACCTGCACTGCCAGGCCCGTGTCTGCAGAACGGCCAGATCTACCTGCACTGCCCACCACCGCCTGCGTACCCACCGCCAGGCGTCACCCTGCCGAACTGATGGAGACCATGCGACCCAACCAAATCTGGATCGACGAGTATATTGGCGGAGACAGTGTACCCGCTATGCGAATCGACCAGCTTCTACCCACCTCGATCCGTACGTGGCGAGTCACGTACGGGAACGTCGTCAACGGCGCGTTCTTCGCGATCGCCAAGTCGGACAACGTGTTGAGCGAAGCCATCATCCGCAGCGTCTACACGCTCTACAGCCCGAAGCTGGTGACAGCGTGACCGACATGCTGCCCCTACGCGGACCCGTCATAGAGGCGTACGCCGCCGGTGGCACGGCTCGTCGACGCGGCGAGCTGAGAGGTTCCGACCCCGAGACTCAATCGCCCGGTTACCGCCGCGTGTGGCAGCAGGGCTGGGACGACGAAGACGAGCGGCTCGAAGAGCAGAAGGACGACGCCTATCGCTGAACCCCCTAGCCAACAACCCCTCCTCCGAGAGCCTCGCGTAAGCGGGGCTCTCCCTTTTATCGGGTAGAACTGGTTGACTTGTCGATGCCCTCCGGGCTGCCCAGGTCCGGAACAAGGCAGAAAACAGCCAACCGAAGGAGCAGATATGGGCGTACCCTTGACCTCATTCAAGGAGCCACTCAACGTCCTGGCGTACGGGGACGGAGGGACAGGGAAGACAACTCACCTGTCCCACATGGCAGACCTGGGTAAGGTGCTGGTATTCAACGCGGAGAGTGGTGTGAAGCGACGCGCTCTCGAGCGATGCAACGTCGACGTGGACAACATCGAGATCTACGACGGCGAGTATACCTACACCGGCCTGGAGTCCGAATGGAAGAGGTTGCACACCGAACTCCACAAGGATCCCAACGCCTACGCAGGAGTAGTGTGGGACTCGTTCACCGAAATCCACAAGGCGCTACTCGACGATGTGGTGGCGAAAGCCCTGCTGAAAGCCGAGCGCCAAGGGAAGGACCGCGATGAGCACTTCATCGCTCTGGAGGACTACGGCGTCATGACCGAACAGGTCAGGAAGCTGGTCCGCAAGTACCGGGACCTGCCCTGCCACTTCGGCGCCAGCGCTCTCGAGCGCCGCGATGTCGACAAGAACGACAGCCGGGTAGTGTACCGGCCAGCCGTCACTCCAGCCCTCATCAACGACATCTACGGGTGGTTTGACATCGTCTACCACACGACCGTAGAGGAGTACGGCGAGGACCAGTACTGCGGGCTGTTCAAGCCCGTAGGGAAGTACCGTGGGAAGGATCGATTCAAGATCCTTCCGAAGACGATGGTTGACCCGACGTTCGACAGAATTCTGTCGTACGTGGAGGAGGAGTTGGACGCCAAGTCCGACCCCGTGATGCAACGAGCACAGGAGGCCCGCAAGGTTTGGGCCGAAGCCAACGATGCAGGAGATGAGTAATGCCGAAGCTAGGAAAGGCCAAGGCTGCCTCGGTGGCAGCTGCCAGCGGCTCGTTTGAGGTGCGGGAGGACGGCGTCTACCACGTTCGACTCGTCGACGTGGACGGCAGCCGCGAAGGACCGTCAGGTCCGTACTGGTCGTGGGAGTTCGACGTCGTCGAGGCTCCGTACGTCAACCGGAAGCTGTGGAACAATACAAGCCTCTCCGAGGCCGCCGCGTTCAAGCTGAAGGAGGCGTTCGAGGCATTCGGTGTCGACGCGGACGCGGACACGGACACGGACGATCTCATCGGTGAGATCGTCCGTGCGACCGTGAGCTCACGAGTCATCCAGCAGGGCGCTCGCAAGGGCGAGATCGCCAACCAGATCGATCGCCTGTCCAAGGCCGACCCCGACTTCGAGGCCGACGACGCGGATGAGGACGACGATGATGACGAGGACGACGACCTCGTTGAAGAGGAGGCTGAGTCGAAGCCAGCCGCTCACAGAAGCGGCAGCAAGGCCAAGGCCAAGCCGCAGGAAGACCTCTTCTAGAGGTAACAACTGTAGGGGGTCGGCCATGGGGTCGGCTCCCTACAGTTAACTTAGGGGACCGATGCTCGATTACAGCCAAGTCCTGGAGCTGCACAAGCTCGGATGGCGTCTCGTTCCAGCTCCACGCGCGGGCAAGTCGCCCATGGGTTCGTGGAAGTCGGCGCAAACCGAACCAGCTACAGACGACGAGATCCGCGAGGCTTTCGAGGGGAAGGACCGCAACGTCTTCCTCATCACCGGTGCGATCTCGAAGCTAGCCGTTCTCGACTGCGACGATCGCCAGGCCGTGGCGTACTGGCGCGATAAGCTCGGCGACGTGCTCGACCGCACGGCGTGCGTGTCTACCGGCAAGGGCAAACATTTCTACTTCTCTCTCGCGGAGGGTGAGGCACATCGCGGGAGGAGCTCGCCAGGAGGAAAGAGCGGGAAGTGGGACCTACGCGCGGAAGGCGGTGGCGTAGTCGCGCCCCCGTCGATACACCCGAGCGGCCGAAAGTACCGCTGGATCGACGGGAAAGGGCCTGAATCAGTGCAACCCGCCCCGGAGGCCCTATGGGCGGGCGCTACGGAAGAAAGTGGCGAAAAGGGGCCACGAAGCCTACTCAGCCACCTGCTGGCCAACCCGCCGACGGAAGGGAACCGCAACAACTGGCTCGCGCAAGTAGCGGGGCACTTCGCGAAGAACATCCCGCACCAGGACGCGTATGAGGCGATGGTGCGCGAAGCAGCTGAGAAAGTGCCCGGTCTCGACGAAGACGAGATCGACAAGCTGATCCACAGCATTTGGAACGCCGAGCGCGCGAAGCTCGGGAAAGCCCAACCGGCCGACGCCGATTCCGATGAGGGCGGCGACTGGCGGATCGCCAAACCGGAGGAGCGCACCGGCTGGATAATCTCCGGCGACACCAGGGTCCTCGCTCAGGTACGCAACCGCGACGGCGAAGGTGCGTACCAGCTCGAGCTCTCCGAATGGATGGACGCCGACATGCGAGTGCTCGCCGTTGTCGAGGAGGAAGAACTATCCACATTCGAGGTTGAGATCCGACGTCACGACGGCGGAGTGATCGAGGCCAGCCTGCCGACTTCGGCACTCGGCGACGCACGGCAACTCAGAATATGGCTCGCGCAGTACGGTGTTAGTCTCACCTCTCCGGAAGGTATCCACCCACGAGGAATGAACGACGGAGCTCGTCTGCTACGCTACTTGCGAGCTCAAGACGCACCGAGGCAGAGCTACGTGACGACGCTCGGCTGGAGCGACAAGCTCTCCGGCTTTGTAACTATGGACGGTGTGCTCAAGCTCGACGGCTTCCAACCCTTCGACGCATTGCGACCGCATCCTACCTTGAAGAGCCGAGCCCCCTACCGCTACGGACTTGAAGGCGAAGAGTACGAAGCCGGAGGTATCCTCCGCGAGATAATGACCTTCCACCACGAACGGGTGTGCGCTGTATTCGGGAGCTGGTGGGCAGCCTGCCTCGTGAAGCCGCAACTGTTCGGCGTATTCAGCCAGTTCCCTATTATGGCCCTGGAGGCACCAAGTGAAAGCGGTAAGTCCACTGGATTCTTCCCTCTCATGCTCGAGCTCAGCGGCAATTATCAAGGGGAAGGCGTATTCACGAAAGCTGCGCTACGGGACTATCTCTCTGCGCATAGGAACGGGATCGTATGGCTCGATGATCTCGACAACCTGGAGAACTACTGGGAACTCATGCGTGGTGCGACTGTCGGCGGTAGTGTCGCTAAGAAAGCCCTCAACCAGTCGGATCAGGTTAACGTGCAGCTACACGCCGCGATGGCCATCTCAGGCGAGGCACTGGGTCTCAAGAGCCAGAAGGCCCTAGCCGATAGATCCGTACACCTCGAGGTGCCGTCGCCAGTCGGAAGGCACAGCCTGCGTGGCGACTATGTGCAATGGCAGGATATCGTCACCTTGAAGGAGCACCACCCCGACCTCACCGACTACTCCGGCACACTCGTACTCAAAGCGATACGGCTGATCGACCAGATCCCGAAACAAGCTTTGAAGATGAGAGCTGGTAGTGGACGGCAAGCCGACAAGCTCACTATCGTCAAGATGGGGTCCTGGGTGCTGCGCGAGCTTATGGGTGATAGCTCCGAGTGGATCACCCGGCACGTCGACGAATGGATCGAGGAGCAGCTCGCTGCATACAGCCGCGATGATAACGCACTTACACTCGACATCCTTCCGCAGTGCCTCCGGCGCACGGGACACAAATCGCGCCCAGAGGGCCCAGACCCCGCTCGAAGGCAGATAGCCACACCGGCTTGGGTGGCGGACGAGGAAGTCGTGTGGTTCAGCCCGTCGCTGCTAGCCGAGTGGTGGGCCGACCTGAAATACGGACGCACCGAAGTGCGCACCACAAGCGAAGAAGCTCTCACCCAACAAGCGAAAGCTATCGGAGCGGGCGGCAAGAAAGGCTTCGACCGCAGATACCATAAGTACGCGACAGGAGGAGGTGGCGCTAACTACTGGAAGTTGCCGGATCACTTATCGTTAATCGTGCTCGAAAGGAGCAGGGGATCATGACCGCAACCAGAGTAGTTAGCTACTCGGAGCTCGACGCGATACGGCAGTGCGGGCTCAAGGCGTACCTGGCGTACGGAGAACGGTGGAAGCCGCCGACGACCGGACCGGCACTCGCGCGCGGTAGCCTGTTCCACAAAGTCATGGAGGCGCACTACACTAGCGGCTGGACGGCGCGCTCTAAGAACGTCGACGCAGTGCTCGGTACTGCCGAACTCAGCGACGAAGAGATCGCACTCGTGCGGTGGGTGTACGAAGGTTACGTCGAGTGTTACGGCATGGACAAGGACTGGGAAGTCCTCGAGGTCGAACACAAAGTCGAAGACTGGCTGCCCATGCCATCCGGCAAACGATCGACGTTCCGGTTGAAGGGCACGATCGATCTGCTCGTCCGGGACCACTCCGCTGGCGACGGGTTGTGGATAGTCGACCACAAGACGTGCAAGAACCTACCCAAAGGCAAGGAGATCGACTTCGACGATCAGATGGGTCTGTACGTCTACTTGCTGCGGCATAAAGGTATCGATGTACGAGGCATCATCTACAACGCGTGCCGTACCGACAAGCTCAAACGCGAGATGACGATGGACGAGCGATTCGACCGCATACTCACCGTGCGCACAGACCGCGAGCTGGAGATCATCGCGGCCGAAGCGCTGACCACTTTTAGGGACTACTATACGGGGTTGCAAAGGGGGTCGCGAGAGGGGGTCATGCCGCCAAGAAGCCCAAACGCAGACACTTGCCGGTGGCGTTGTAGTTACACGGAAGCTTGCCTCTCGAGCCGCAAAGGCATCGACCTGAGAGGGCTTTTGGAGGACATGGACTACCACAAGGACCCTACAAGGCACTAAGACAACCCCCTCTTGACCCCCATAACGACCCCCTACCAGACCCC